AATCACCAGAAGATGATGACCCAATGACTGCCGAAACTAAGATCAAATACTTTGATAACGGTGATGTCGAGGTTAATTTTGCATCTAAGAAAAAGAATAGGTATTGGGTTTATAATCAGGATCGTCAGATTCAAAGCGTCTTACCCTCCAACATACACTACTATGATTGTAGAGATAAACGATACTTTATATATGACACGAATGAATCAGATGTAAGGCGTATGCATTATGATGTATCAAGAGTGTTTGAAAAGAAAGATGACATCATTAGATTCTGTAAAAATGGTGAGGTCAAGGGTGCTAAAGTTATAAACAGGGGCGCTACAAAATTTGCTGAGAACAAGAGATTGGCCGAGCACCTTGATGCAAAGCACCTCAAAGAGTTGACTAAGGCCAGGTTGGATAGTGACTTTAAGATTGAGTATAATCAATTGTATGCTACCTTTAGGGGTATAAAGACAGGCCTTTATCATATGGCTTTAGAGATGTATCGACCATCTCAGTTGGAGGGTTATGGCGCTGCCCCAAACTCTGGTATGATTCGCAGGATACACGTTGCTAGGTTTATTAAAAGCCCTCAAGATCAAGTGAAGGCAGAGAAGTTGGCGCTAAGTATTATCGATGACATTCCTGATAGTTGTTTTGGACATAACTTAAAGAGGTTGAAAGAAAGACATGACACAGTCGCAACTGTTTGATAATGCAGTAGAACTTACCAACGAGGATCATGATATACTTATGTTCCTGCTAGATGAAACATCATATAGCGTTGACGATGGTAATGATGATACTATAATGAATGACATGACTCGTTTAAGAATGAGAGGGTTCGACCTTATGCAGTGCTGTGATATAATGAAGAGCACTGATAATAATCCTTTCGGTTATGTAATATGAAAACAATTTTATCTTTGTTTGATTACTCTGGTGCCTGGTCTAAGCCTTATAAAGATGCAGGATATGATGTAGTTCAAATGGATATAAAGAATGGTCAAGATATAAGATGGGCTTATCATTTAGATAAGGAGGTTCATGGAATTCTTATGGCTCCTCCTTGTACTGCGTTTGCTGTGAGTGGTGCTCAGTACTGGAAAGCTAAAGACCAGGATGGAAGGACTGTTGATGCTGTAGCGTTAGTAGATGCAGCCCTAAGATTTGTTGCTTTATATGATCCAGAATGGTGGGTGCTAGAGAATCCTGTTGGTAGATTAAGGAGATGGCTTGGGCCTCCGACTCATATGTTTAATCCATGTGATTACGGCGACCCATACACAAAGAAGACTCTCTTATGGGGTAAGTTTAATATCCCAAAAGAGAATCCAGTTCCACCCCAAAAGGTATGCAAGCAGGGAAGTTGGATACAAAAGTTAGGTGGCAATTCAGAGAGAACCAAGGAGTTAAGGAGTATGACACCGCCTGGATTTGCTCAGGCATTTTTCGATACCAACCCTTGAGTATGTTATAATATATATAGGAGAAATTAAATGTTTTTAGATTTAGAGTACATTGATAAGCATGATTTGTCTAAAGGTTTATTGTTGAGTGTTGGAAGTGATGCAAATTCTTGTGTTCTTTTAGCGCAAGATAAGGCTGAAATATTTCTTACTTGGGAAGAGGCCAATGCATTGGTATCTGCTATAATTGCTCATAGAGAAATGATGGACGCCAAAGAAAGGTTGGGTAGGGTTCCTACATTAACTCCACCTGGGGCAGAGAACATAGAAGATGCTAATTAAATGGGGGAAGGGATCAGCTTTTATGTTTGGTAGAATAGAAGGGGATGACTCTCATAGAGTGGAGAGAAACCGTACCGCTGATGGTAAGAGATGGAAGTTCATGGTATCAGACAGCATCACATATAGATATGTAGATGATAGAGAATTTCATACCAAAGAAGAACTTGAATCAGCGGTATATGAATGGATAAAGAACAGGAAAACAAATGAAAACATTTAGTGATTTTAATATAACAATACCAGCCCGTGCTAATTCAGGTCAGGTAAACACTCAATGTCCAGAATGTTCCTCTCAACGAAGGAAGAAGAAAGCTCCGTGCTTGTCTGTTAATATAGACGAGGGGATATGGCTTTGCCACCACTGTGGTTGGTCAGGTACACTGAGCAATGGAACCAATGGTAACAGCGTGTCGTTGCACTGGAGGAAGCCTAAGTTTACTAAGCCTGAGCCACTGCCAATCACCGCGCTAAGTCCTGAAGTTGTTAAGTGGTTCTCTGATAGAGGGATAAGCGAGACAACTCTTGAGGAGAATAAGATCAATGAGCGCAAGGTATACATGCCACAGATCGAGGCACTATCTAACTCTATTGCTTTTCCTTACTATAAGAACGGTGAGTTAATCAACGTAAAATATAGGGATGCGAAGAAGAACTTTCGTTTAGAGGCTGGAGCACAGCGTGGGTTCTATGGCGTTGATGACATTGAAGGTAGCGATATTCATTGTGTTATAGTTGAGGGAGAAATAGATAAGTTATCTTTATGGGAGGCAGGGATTAGAACTTGTGTGAGTGTGCCTGATGGTGCCCCTCCTGTTAACAGTTCTGATTACTCTTCCAAGTTTGATTACTTAAATGATCCTTGGCTACACGCAGAGAAGTTTAATAATGTTTCAAGGTTTGTCATCGCTGTTGATAACGATGAGCCAGGTGCTAAGTTAGAGAATGAATTATCCCGCAGACTAGGCAAGGATAAATGTTACAGAGTGGTGTGGCCTGAAGGATGTAAAGATGCTAACGATGTATTGGTTAAGTATGGCAAGACTGTATTGTCTGAGTGTATTGAACACGCCAAGCCATATCCAATCATGGGCACTTACGATGCCACTAATCTATCTGATTCGATAGACAGGCTTTATGAGGGAGATATTGAGAAGGGTGTAAGCACAGGTTGGGAAACTGTCGACCCATACTATTTAGTTAGGCCAGGAGCGTTCACGGTAGTAACAGGTATACCAGGTAGTGGTAAATCTAACTGGTTGGATGCGATGATGGTGAACGTAGCAAAGAATCATGGTTGGAACTTCGGTATATTTTCCCCAGAAAATCAACCACTTGAGGATCATATGGCTAGGGTGCTAGAGAAATATGTTGGTCATCCTTTCTTCGATGGGCCTACTCCTTGTATGTCGAGGGAAGAATTGGAAGATGGCAAGCAGTGGCTGACCAAACACTTCACTTGGATTCTTCCTGACGATGATAAGGAGTGGTCTATTGATGTTATTTTAAATGCTGCAAAAAGGTTGGTGCTTACAAAGGGTATCCGTGGTCTTGTTATTGACCCGTGGAATGAGCTTGAACACTTGCGTAGAGATGGTCAGTCTGAGACAGAATATATTTCTGTGGCACTAAAGAGAGTGCGTCAATTTGCTAGAAAGTATGGTATACATTTATGGATTGTTGCCCATCCTGCCAAGTTATATCGTGATAAGAATGGAAAGATTCCTATCCCAACTCCATATGATATCAGTGGCTCTGCTAGATGGAGGGATAAATCTGATAACTGTATCACCATATGGCGCGACATGACTGAGGAAGGAAGAGCCAATAGTATAATTCAAATTCATGTTCAGAAAGTAAGGTTCAAGCAGGATGGTATTTTAGGAACCGGAGAATTAACTTATAACTGGAGAACTGGAACATATCATTTGCCATACAATGCTGCAAGAGAAGTTCCGCCAATAGTATTAAATGGATAAGACATGGAAGAAGTTTGAGCGCTGGGTTGGTGAGTTCCTTACTGAACTAGGAGACACCTCAGCAAGAGTCCCTATAACAGGTAGGACCAGAGGTAGTGCTCCTGATGTGACAAGCGAATGCCTGTCCATTGAATGCAAGTACCGAAAGTCTATACCTGGATGGATAAAGGAAGCAATGGAACAAGCGGTAGCGTCATCCAGAGATGGTAAAACTCCTGTAGTTTTTATCAAAGAGAATGGCGCATCGTTTGGTGATACACTTATAGTCTTTAGGGCTAAGGATTTCAAGGAGAAATTAAAATAAAACGTGAGTACTTTAATCTAGCAAGGGCAATAGCAAGTGGGCCTACACCATGCGTTCCTTGTGTCCAATACAAAAGGTGCGCAGAGAGTAAACTTGCATGCGAATCATATGAAAACTATTATGAAACAGGAGAAATAATGGGAACAAGAGAGCCAACTAAAACAATTTATAAAGGTATATTTGATGTCGGGATTAGAAGCGCTTAAGTATCTAACAATTAAATCTAGCTCTGTTCTTGAGACTCGTAGTGGTCCAGCTTGGGAAGACATTGCTGCTACACTAGCAAGAGCCAGTGATCTAGCCGCATCCTATGGCAGGTACAAGTATTGTCTTGAAAAGAAATGGCGTAAGAAATTATTAAGGCCATTGTTTGATGAAGCAATGAAACTTAAATGGCATAAATCTACCACAATGGAAGATGTATTTAATATAGCTAGCCTAGCATTAGAAGAGATGACTAACCCGTCCATCTGCCCCAAGTGTAACGGAAGAAAGCAAGTTATAATAATGGACAAGTTATATAAGTGTGACTTATGTTCAGGATTAGGGAGAAAATCTATGACAGACTATAGTAGATCATTACATTTAAATACAACTAGATATATATTTAATACACATATTAAATATAATTATTTTAATAATATAATACCTATAATAGAAGAATGGGAGTTAGAATTACAAAGGGTATTCAATCCATACCGGAGGGTCAAGTGAAGAATAAGAAGTACCTTCAATGGGTGGCAGAACAACCATGTATATACTGCGGTCAAGATTCACAGGCTCACCATCTAAGAGTCCAGGCTCTTGGTGCAGGGATGGGTAAGAAAGCGCCAGATTATTTTACGTTACCAGTATGCTATACTCACCATGCTGAATGTCATAGCGGGGAGATAGATAAGGAAACGCAGATGAGGTGGTGCTTACAAACAATAGGTCGAGCATTTGAGTATGGTATAATAGAATGGAGTAAAAAATGAAGACACAACGGTTCAAGTTATATGATCTACATCAGAAGAATAAATGTGTTGACTATATAAAAGAACTAAAGAATAGTTCTCAAGAACCTTATGAAGTTCTGATAAGACCATATAATAAAAAGAACCAGAGGTCTATTGACCAGAACAATAGGTATTGGCATATCATTAGAGAGGCTGCAAATGAAATAGGATACACAGCAAACGAGTTGCACTCCATTATGTGTGTGCAAATCCTGGGGACTAACACAGTAACAAACCTAGAAGGAGAAGCGGTAGAGGTAGCAGTTCAAACGTCTGGTTTAAACGTAGAACAATTTGCAGAGTATATGGAACAGGTTGAATCTGTTTTAATTGAAGCCGGGTTCTACAATCCATCCACTATGAGCAGGGAGGTAATGCAACTATGAGTTGGGATCAGCAACAGTTACTAGAAGAGCAACAGTTCAAGGAGGAATATGAAGAGTGGCTAGATAAGATGAACAAGGAAGATGAAGACGACCACTATCGTGAGTATCTAGATTCTTTAAAGAAGGAAAGGAAATGAATAAGATAGAGATGGCATTAAAGAGACCGTTCCCTGAGTCAAAGATTCGTTGGCGTAAGGGAGGGGGTGGTGCTGAGTTAGCGTACATCACAGCTCGAGATGTAATGGATAGGTTTGATGATGCTGTTGGGATTGCTAACTGGCAAACAAGTTACCGATGGATTGGAGATCGTATGATCTGTAGACTATCGGTTAGAATTGATGGAGAATGGATAACTAAATCAGATGGTGCTGATGATTCCAATATCGAGGGTGCCAAGGGAGGCATCTCAGACGCTCTCAAACGAGCAGCAGTGCTCTTTGGAATTGGAAGATACCTATACCATCCCAATGCATTTGATCGCAGTAAGAAGGCTGCTGTGTGGGCTACGCCGGAAGGTTTCGATGAACTAATGGAGAAGAGAAATGAAACCAAGAAGTAAAAACAAAAAGGAAAAAGAGTTTGATAACCTTAGAGTAGAGGAGGCTAAAAATAAATTAGTTAAGGAAGCCATCTCATTTGAGAATATGTTTTCAGAATGTGAGGGTGATGTATACTATAGTATGTACCGAGACTTTTCAAATTCAGTAATGGGTTATGAAAGAGAAAAAGATATAGCAAATATGCCGAAGGTTTCAGATAATTGGGACTGGCAGAATGGAGTAGTGGGAGAGTTTAGATATAGGAGTATCTAATGCACTGGTACAATAGAGAAGGGAAGCCTTGTCATTTCGTTAAAGGAAAGAATGGAAAGACCAGAGCAACAACACTGAGAGACGCTAGGAAACATGGATGGATGCCATCTGTTACATCTATCCTAGATATTTTAGCAAAACCAGGGCTTGATACATGGAAGATCAACAAAACTATTGAGGCTGCTGCTATAGTAGACAGGAGTTTTATTGATTCTGATGCATGGAAGGCCAAGGTTATTGAAGAGAGTAAGCGTGAAACAATAGAGGCCTCTGAAAGAGGGAGCAGGATACATGATATGTTAGAGTCCTGCTTCAAGGAAAAGCTGGAGCCTACAGGAGCAGACGCTGACATCTTTAATGCAGTAGATGCACTATTAAAAATAAACTGTGGTGAACAGAAGTGGAGATCAGAAGAGACAGTATGTAATCTACAGAAAGGTTATGGCGGTATGATAGACTTGGTATCAGATGAATGGGTCATTGACTTTAAGACCAAAGAGTTTGTTACTGGTAGCAAGCAGCTAGCCTACGAGTCTATGGCCTATCAGTTGATTGCTTATGAGCGAGCGCTCCCTGCTCCTGCTAAACGGATTGCAAACGTATTCATTAGCGCAAACAATCCTGGAACTGTAGTGTTCCATGAGTGGGGGAAGGAGGAGCTCGATAGATACTGGACTATATTTAGTTCTGCATTAGAGGTGTGGAAGAATGTCAAAAAATACTGGCCAGAAAAACACGGAGAAAACGAAGAACCCAGTGGCTAAGCATGCTTATAAATTTAATAAGCCTATAGTTATCCCATCTGGAAAGTTGTATAAACGAAAAAGCAAACACGGAGAAAGTAATGAAGGGAATTAATAAAGTAATTCTAGTTGGTAATGTATGGAAAGACCCTGTAGTTCGCACCACTAAGAACGATAGCAAGGTAGCCCAGGTTTCTATGGTAACTGAGTCAGGGTATGGAGAATACAAGAAGGCTGACTGGCATAACGTAGTATTCTTTGGCAAGTCTGCTGAGGTAGTAGATAACTACGTAACCAAAGGAACAAACCTTTATGTAGAAGGATCAATTGATTATAGAAAGTATACTGATAAGAGTGGTGTAGAAAAATATACAACCGACATTAAGGGGTATATCTTACAGATGATCAACAGCCCTGACGCATACAAAGAAGTAGAATCATCAGCGCCAGAAGGGAAGAGAGAGGTGTCCGGCAGTGCTAAAGCAGAGATGGCATCAATCGCTAAGGAAGTTTCTGCTGATGACATACCGTTCTAAAGGCGAGCCAAGAGATGAGATCATATACTTTCTTGCTAGAGATATATACTCTAACAAAAAGAAACCATCTGTTAAGTTCAGCTCTTGGGAAGAATGCTTTAAACATCATGCAGGCTGTACCATATACGAGTACATAGAGTACGCTAAAGAAAATAACCTAAAGAAAAGGTATATAGATGCAAGACAAAATAGAAGTTGAACTAATGGATTGCGCTTACTCAGAACCAAAGAGAGGTACTGAGTTCTCAGTTGGGTATGATATATACTCGGCAGAAGATGAGGTTATCAGACCACTGGATAGAAAACTTATCCGAACAGGTATTAAGTTAAGCATGCCAGTTGGTATTGAGGCCCAGGTTAGAAGTAGAAGTGGATTAGCTGCCAAGCATGGAGTCTTTGTTCTTAATTCCCCGGGAACAATAGACCCTGATTACAAAGGAGAAGTAAAAGTATTATTGTTTAACTCTGGTGTTATGCCTTTTGATATTCAGAGAGGGGATAGGATTGCTCAACTAGTATTCCATAGTTATCTATCCCCTGTTCTTAGCGCAAACGCTGCAGTTAATTACACAAGAGGGGAAGGAGGATTTGGAAGCACGGGAACTAACAACTTAGATATGGAAAAACTATATGAACTTTAAGACTCAACTTGGTGAAGATATATTTAAAAATAAATATGCATCTACCGAGTATGAAACATGGAGTGATAAAGCTCACGCTGTAGTTAACAGCGTATGCGGTGACTTCAATGGAACAAAGAATAATCTTATGGAGAAGACTGATAGAGATCAGTTAGCTCAGTACATTGCAGACTTTAAGTTTGTTCCAGGTGGTCGCTATCTATGGTACGCAGGGAGAGATGCTAGGTTTTATAACAACTGCTACCTTCTAAGACTTGAGGAGGATTCAAGAGAAGAATGGGCTGGAGTTACACAACGGGCAATGTCATGTCTTATGACAGGAGGAGGGATAGGTGTAGATATATCCAGAGCAAGACCATCTGGCCGGAGATTAAAAAGAACAGGTGGTGTAGCTTCTGGCCCTATTCCTCTACTATACACTTTAAACGAGGTTGGTAGGAATGTAATGCAGGGAGGTAGCCGCAGGTCTGCGCTGTATGGAAGCATGAACTGGCAGCATGAGGACGCACCAGCCCTGCTTAAAGCAAAGAACTGGCACGACCTTGGAGTTGGAGATACCAATATTGCTGAACTAAAAAAGGCAGACTTTAACTTTCCTGCCCCATTAGATATGATGAACGTATCTCTTAACTATGATGACGCATGGCTAAAGGATCAGATGAATCCTGTATTTGTAGAGAATGTAAAGCAAGCCATGATGACTGGAGAACCTGGGTTCTCATTTAACTTTGGAGATAAACAAAATGAAACACTTAGGAATGCTTGTACAGAAATTACAAGTGAAGATGACAGTGATGTCTGTAACCTTGGCTCTGTTAATCTGGCTAACATTGAAACAATCGAAGAGTTTAGCGATGTGGTTAACCTCGCAAGTAAGTTCTTGGTATGCGGGCTTATCAGGGCTCAAGTACCGTTTGAAAAAATAGCCAAGGTCCGTAGACAGAACAGTCGTATCGGCCTTGGTCTTATGGGAATGCATGAGTGGTTGCTTAAACGTGACTCACGATATGAAATGACTGACGAACTTAAACAATGGATGAAAGTTTATGAACGAGAAAGCAAACGATCCGCTGACCAACATTGCGACAGACTTTTTCTCAAACGTCCTAAAGGCTACAGAGCAATCGCTCCGACAGGGACTATTAGCATCCTCGCCGGAACGACCTCTGGCGTGGAACCAATCTACGCCGTGGCATACCGCAGACGCTACCTTACAGATGGAACAAGATGGAAGCATCAATTTGTCGTTGACGGTACGGCCCAAGCGCTGATAGATGGAGGGATTAGTCCTGATAAAATAGAATCTGCTGTTGACTTAGCATCTGATCCAGAACGTAGAATTAAATTCCAATATGAGCTACAAAAATATGTGGATCACGCTATTAGCAGCACCATTAATTTACCATCATGGGGTAGCGAACTGAATGGTGAACACACCGTTAACAAATACGCAACCACTATAGCTAAGTATGCTAGTGGGCTACGGGGTTTAACTGTGTACCCTGATGGAGCAAGAGGAGGGCAGCCTATTACTTCAGTACCGTATGAGGAAGCCCATGCTAAACGTGGTGTTATCTATGAAGATAACAGTGAAGAACAATGCTTAAGCGGAGTGTGTGGAATATGAAGGGAAAGAGAAATCTATTGGTTATACCTGATTGTCATGCTGCACCTGAGTATGATAACGATAGGTTCACCGCTCTTGGAAATTTTATAGTAGACGAGCAGCCTAATATCATTGTATGCTTGGGAGACTTTGGTGATATGCCAAGCCTCTCATCATATGATAAAGGAACCAAAGGCTTTGAGGGTAGGAGATATAATAAAGATGTAGGTTCTATACTTGATGCGCAAGATAAACTCTTTGCACCTATAAAGAAGTTCAATGATAAGAAAAGAAAGAACAAGGAGAAACAATACAAACCAAAACTACATATGTGCTTAGGCAATCATGAAGACAGGATAGACAGGGCTGTTAATTCAGCACCAGAACTAGACGGAGCCATCTCCATGAAGGACCTGAACTATGAAAAGTATGGATGGAAGATCACCCCATTCAAGGGATGCCTATCCCTGGAGGGAATAAACTTCTCACATTACTTTACATCAGGAGTAGCAGGCAGGCCTATTAGTTCAGCGCATATAGGGCATCAACTAGTTTCTAAACTGCACTGCTCAGCGGTGCAAGGACATTCTCACTTGTATAATCACGCAGAACAAACACGACCAGATGGTCAAAAGATATTCGGTCTAAGTGCTGGGTGCTTTTCTCACCCACACTACTCGGAGAGTTGGTGTAGAGATACTGAATACAACTGGTGGAGGGGGGTTGTTACTTTAAACGGACTAGATGGAGAGGGATATTACGATGACATTCACGCTGTAACTCAGCGCAAACTACTGAGGGATTACACATGAAGCCATGTCCTTTTTGTGGATCAAAACCATCAATAGGAAAGTTCTTACTTGGATGCGCAAAGTGTTCCATGTTCTTTAGCTTTCATCCCAAGGTAGAAGCACAAAAAGAATCTGCTATTAAAAGGTGGAATCAAAGATGGGAGATTTAATGTACATGATTTGTTGGTACACTAGTTATGTGTTTTTCTCTGCCTGTCTAATTATGTTATTTGTTTAATCTTTTTAAAAGCCCCCCTTTAGTTAGGGGGGTTATTTTTTTAACACATCCCGCCGGCATAACAGTAAAGCCAAACCACTCCCCCCTCTCATCCTTACTGGTTGCAATACGAACTTCTTCATCATCATGATTAACTAAGATGCCGTATGACCAGAAGGTTGGAAGCTTAGTCTCTTCAGATTTTTCCCAACCAGCTGTAGATATAATATCTAACCATTCAACCTCAACATAAGGGCTATTCGAGGACATCCTTAACCTTTGCGTATGCTTCAGCGTATCCTTTGTAATCTTCTAAGGTGTTTGCTGAGTGCATGCGATACTCTTCTATAAGTCTATTCCTATCTTCTTCAGTAACATTAGGATCATCAATCAAATCAAGAAGTCTATTTTTAATTCTATCTAACTCCTTGCCTTTGTAGTATACTTTTCTTGCAGCAGTTTTAGAAGTCAAAGGAGTAGTATTAATACCCATCCAGGCAAGAAGAACTCTGGGCATATTGTTTTTAGGAAACCCATCTATATCTATGTTGCCGTCTATAAAGTCAGCAGCCATCATAGTTTTCCATAGCTGTCCACCGTTACCTATACC